GCAGCGCATCGCTCAGATCCGCATTGTGGAAGCACGCCTTGCTTATGCGCGCGCGTTTGAGATCGGCCCCCTGTAGATCCGCGCGGAAGAAGTTCGCGCCGGTAAGGTCCGTGCGGTGGAATTGCATGCCCTGAAGCGGTACGAAGTGCGGGATCGCACCCTTGAGGCTAGTGCGCTTGACTATTGCGTCACGCACCAGGTAGCGTTCGTTTTGCGCACGCCCCGTATAGAGCACTATGCCCTTGGCATCCACAATTACTAGTTGTTGCGTGTTTTCCGCCGGTTGTTCTGTCTTCTCAGTTTGTCTTGGCATTGCCTAGTTCTTTCCTTTTCCCTATGCCTTCGCATTGCTTGCAAGGCGCATCCGTATCTCTGTTTAGCTTGGTCCCCGCGCAGCGCGCGCAATCATCGGCCTGAGCGACGCGTATGAGCATGGTGAACCAATACTCGCGCACGCTGCCCAGCACCTTATATATGAGCAGTTCGATGGTGTTTTGGTCCTCGTTGTCCCGCATTGGCAGTCGCGCTGCGACTTCATGCCCAATCCCCATTAGGAACGGGTGCGATGTCATCAGCACGGTGAGTAGCGCGTTCCTGAGGCTCATGGCGGTGAGCGTGTGCCTCGTCCAGCCGAACTGCCCGTACTGAAAAATTATGTAGTCCCTCATCATTGCGATTTCTCCTAGTCGTCTAGTGTGTACTTCCGTTTGATCTCGCGCCGCTTGAGCGCTTCGAGTTTGATGGCGTCTTTCAAGTCCAGTTCGGCGGTAGTCAACTGCCGTTCCTTGGCGTGCTTGATCTCATTTGGAAGCGCTTCCCGCAGGATCCGCTGAGTCAGATTGTGCTTTTCCGCCATCTTAGCAATCGCGATTTGCACAGGGTCGTTGGTGAACTGATTGCGGCTGTTAGACCGCCATCCCTCAGGCTTCAAGCGGTTCGGTCGCTGGTAATCCTTGAGGGTACGATCGGCCAATTCGTAGTACGCCTTGCGTAGTAATTCGGACACTGAACTGAGGCCATGATAGATCAGGATCTCATTTATGGAGTCGATTTCCTCTCTAGAGAAGGTGACTTGGACGATCTTTTTCCGCATGGAAGTGATACTAGCACACGTCAAAACTGCCACGCGTGGCGGGTTTCACCTTTGTTCGCTCATGAAATGTAACCTGACGGTTTTCGTGCGGTTTTGTGGGAAATTACTAGTGTTTTCGTACGTTGATTGACTGTTTCCTAGCTGCGTAGCCCGCTACTGTTTTCCACACCAGCCAGTCGCTGACACACTTCATCGTATACTTAAACGCTTGATTACGTTGAACATCCCAACGTGATACACTGTTTTTACCCTAGGACTACTATAACCAGTTAGCTTCCTATTAGAGAGTAGTAGTAGAGGCTAGTTTTGTGATTTATATTACTGTTCGTAAGAGGGTATCGAAACTGGAGGTTTTGCATGCCAAAACGTGTGCCACCGCTTGAGAAGTCGTACAAGCTGGGTGACGGCTTGATGCTGAAGAAGATGATCGGAATGTACCTGCGGCTCACGCCCAAGCATTCCAAACAATACGCGACGCTTGCCAAACACAGGGGGGCGTCAAAGTCTGATTTCCTCAGGCTGTTAATAAATGAAGAGTGGGCGCGCACGTTCGGAAGTAGGAAAGATGTGCCGCCCACACTGGTAAACGCCGCCAACGCATTCGACGAGGTGCGAGACACCCTGGCTGATGCGCAGGTGCACATCGAATGGGCCGTGCGTATCCTTCGCGGGTCGAAAGAAGTGAAGGAAGCGGTACAGAATCTGAACATGGAGACAATAAGCACGCTTATTGCCTCTAGGACGAAGCGGACAGCGAAGAAGGGTCTAGGGAAGGGGAGAGGCTATGCAAACGAACTGTGAGGCGGTGACGCGCAAGGATGTGGCAACGCTGATGAAGGCGCGCGACATGAGTTACCGGGATTTGGGGTTCCTAGTCGGTGCAACGCATGGAACGGTGCATAGATACCTTGGCGGTAAGCCCGTGCACCCTCTGTATGTGCGCGCATTTCGTACGTGGGCTGCGGCACCGTTGGAGGATTTGAAGACGCTGTACGCTTGGTGGGGGCCAAGTCGAGTGATAGGCGCTATGCGTGCGTTGGTGAAATCGCACCCAAGGAAGCTGTGTATCTACCGCGCGGCTAAGCGTCGATTCGAGTTCGAACCGTGGCAGGTGCGCGAGCTTGTGACTTTCCCGGTGCTGACGCATGCGCATGAATTAGCGCGTATTCCGGGTGTGTCGAATGCGCGGCACACGTTCAACCTGGCTATGGGCATAACGGCGTGCGCTGAAATGGACGTGCAGGAACGTGTGGATAGCGCTAGGGCGTGCACATCGCTGCTATTGCATGTATGCGGCGGCGAAGGACTGCGTATGGCTCAAGTAGAGCGCGCGTATTTCGATTTCGCGTTCCGAGTTGGGCTAGATCAGGTGTTGGCGAAGGGATATCAATGGAAACTCAAGATCTGAGCGAGGCGGAAATACTCGAATTGGCGGCGTCGTTTGAGGATCCGGTCACGTTTGCCGACGTGTATCTAGGTAGGAAACTGTGGCGCAAACAGGCCGCGATTGCCCACGCGGTGGCGAAATACCCGCTGGTGGCGGTAAAAGCGTGCCACGGAAGCGGTAAGACGTTCCTTGCGGCAATGTTGGCGATCTGGTGGATGATGCGGTATCCAGATGAGTCGCTTGTGCTGACGACGGCGCCTACTTGGAATCAAGTGGAGAAGCTGTTGTGGGGCGAAGTTCGCGAGGCGGTGAAGTATGCCCAGTTGAAGGGGCTGTTGGCGCTGCCCAAGCCCACGATGACGGAATTGCGCTTCAGCGATAAGCGGTTCGCGATTGGAATATCGACGAATGAGGGTGTTCGCCTACAGGGATTCCATAACAAGCACATCCTGATAATCGTGGATGAGGCGCCTGGTATGTTGCCCAAGATCATTGAGGCAATCGAGGGTATTCGAAGCGCGGGCCACGTGCACGTGCTTCAACTGGGCAATCCGGTGGTGCCAAGTGGGCCGTTTTTCGACATCTTCAGCGACGGGAATGAGAAGCGGCGGTGGAAGCGCTTCACGATTGACGCGTTCGACACGCCGAATTTCGAGCCGTATCGCACGTTGGAAGCGCTTATGGCGGCGGGTGAGGCAGGTGCGATCGATGCCGCGCATTATCCCGCGCCGTACCTGATTACGCCTAATTGGGTGCTCGATATGCTGCGAAAGTGGTCGCAGGGGAATCCAAACTGGCAATCGCGTGTGCGCGGGCAGTTTCCCGAGCAAAGTGACATGGCGATATTCCCTGCGAAGTGGGTTTATGCCGCGCAAAGGGATTCGTCGTACCTGGGCAAGCACGGATTCGACTTCGATAAGGCCTACGCGGACGGATTGCGCATCTACATTGGAATCGATGTAGCGGGCAGCGGCGACGACGAAACGGCGATTTGTGTGCGCATTGGGCCGCATATTGTCGAGTTGGCGGCGTGGAGCGACCCGGATCCAAGGGCGGCGGTGCTCGAAATCGTACGGAAGTACGAGAAATGGGGTATTGAACTGATTACGGTGGACTCGAACGGTGTGGGCTACTACTTCGCGCTGGATTGCATCGCGCTTGGGTATACAGTGCGGCCAGCGAACTTCGGCGAGGCGGCAATTGCTTATGATCGGTTCACGAACCTGCGCGCGGAGATGTATTGGCTGTTGCGCGAGTGGTTCGAGGCGGGAATTGTCACGGGATTGACGGATATGGACGCGCAGGGGCAGTTGACGGGCATTCTGTATACGGAAGTGAACGGGCGCGTGCACATCGAATCGAAGCGAGATGCGCGTAAACGCGGAATGCGGTCGCCCGATAGAGCGGAAGCGATCGTTTATGCGTTTGCCGACGTGCTCGATCAGGAGCATGAGGAAATAGTTAAGGAAGCTGAGACTGTGGGATACAGAGGAGTATCGAGACTATGACGCGATTTCAAGTGCGTTTTGTGATTACCGAGGATGTATTCGACACATGCGGTGACGCATTCTCGCTGTGGATGACGGGCGAAGAGAGAAATCAGAATATACGTATCGCTGTGGCGTGTACACCTGAAGAGTTGGTCTCGATTGCGAACGAGATGGGCGCGCGCAATTGGACCGAATCGCGCGACATCTGCGAGGTATGCGCATCCGAGGCGCGCCTAGTGGATTTCGTCGAGCGAGTCGCCACGGTGGGAGAATAGGCGTCATGGGATTTCGATCGATATACGAAAATGCTGTGGACGCGCTGTTCGGACTGCCCGGGCAGGTGGTGACGCGCATGCGGGAAGCGGCACATCAAGCCGACTTCGAGTTGGAACGGCTGCATGAGGCGCAAGTACTCGCGTCGATGGAAGCGCTAGCCGAACTGGAAATCGCGATGGATGACGTGGGATGGCGCGAGGCGGGCGGCACGGGCGACGATCTTGGGTACTCGCGCATTGTGCGCACGGCCAAGCTCGCGACGGGCATGTTCTACATGAATCCAAGCATTATGCGTCCGGTGAAGGTGATTACGAACTATGTCTGGGCGCTGGGATTCCAGATCACGCACAGCGACAAGGCCAAGGCGGTGCGAATCAAGGCCTTCCTGCAAGACGCCGACAACCGCGCGGCGGTGTTCGGCACGGAAGCGCTCGCGGCGTTGGAACGCGAGTTGCTGTTGACGGGCAATGTATTCCTCGCGGTGGAAACGGCGGGTGAAATCGCGAGTATTCGCCCGTTGCACCTAAGCGAAGTGGTCGAAATCATCCCGGACCCGGATGATTCCACGCTGCCCATGTTGTACAAGCGCGCGTACACCAGGTCGGAATTCGACATCGCGTCGGGCCGCGTGAAGCCTATCCAAATTACTGAGTGGTACTACGCGGCGCGCTACAAGGGCGCCGTGGTGGGCACGATCGGTGGTTTCCCCGTGATGGAATCCAAAGTGGTGCATATCGCGGCGGATCGCGTGGGCGCAATGCGGTATGGCGTTACCGAGATCCTGTCTTGTTTGGCGTGGGCACGTGCGCACAAGGAATTCCTTGAGGATTGGATTAAGATGCTGAGCGCGCTTGCGACGTTCACGTGGAAGAACACGACGAAGGGCGGTAGGCGTAGCGTGAAGGTCACGCGTGAGCGGCTGCAAACCGGCGTGACGAGCGCGAGCGCGAAGGAAACGAATCCCGCGCCCACGGTCGGCTCAATGGCAAGCATCAGCGCGGGCGATAAGCTTGAGCCGATCAAAACAAGCGGTATGGCAACATCGCCTGAGGAAGCGCGGCGCATTCACCTGATGACGGTTTCGGGTTCGATGCTGCCGGAAACAATGTTCGGCGACGTAATGGCCGGTGCGGAGAACAGCGTGGAAAAGCTTGATCGCCCGACTGAACTGTACATTCTGCACAGGCAGAAGCGCTGGGCCGACGCATTAAGTGAAATTATTACCGTTGCGCTTAGCTTGTCGGATCAGGACGCCTACGCGCTTACCGTGCAGTTCCCCGAAATCGTAGGCCGGCCGATCAAGGAAGTCGTCAGCGCGATCGTTGACGCCGCGACCATGAAGGGCCTGCCGTTGAGCGGCACAATCGATATTCGTAGCGCGGCGCGCATGGTCCTACGCGAATTGCACGTGCAGGACGCCGACACGCTAATCGAAACAATGTACCCGGAAAGCGAGTACGATGCCCGCGAATGGGCGATGGACACGCCTGAGGAGATGCGGCAGCAACTTGCGATGCAACAGCAAACGCAACAGGGTGGTGCGCCCGCCGATCCAAATGCGCCCGCCGATCCGAACGCCCCCGCGCCGCCCAGTTCCAAGACGTTGCGGCGTGTCGGCAGGAGTCCCGCAATCCCGGCGGGAAGGACGCGGCCCACAGGGGGGAATCAGTAGCACTAGACTGAATCAGAAGCGCATTAGCGCTCCGAAACGCCGTCATGCTTCGAGGTGGACATGGCGGCGTTTTCGTGTATACACGGGAAGTAGCATACCCTAGAAAGCATGAAGGCAGCAACGAAAGTACTATTCGAAGCGTTCAACGCGGCGCTACTCGCGGAGGAAGTGGAATCGGATTCGCCCGCGGTGGCGGATTCGAATATGCTGGAACGCTGCGAGGAAGCGCAAATCGAAATCACGGAAGCGGGCGGCAAACCCGGGTCGCCGATGCAATTCGGAATCTATTTGATTAAACCTGGCTGGGGCGCGACGGGATTGTACAAGGAAGACGTGCTACGGCGCGATATTCCCACGATCTTTCCCAAGGGCACACAAATGTTCTGGAATCACGACACAAAGGCGCAGGAAGCGGCAAGACCCGTGGGCGACTTGACGCGACTCGCCGCCGTTACGGTTTCGGATCCCGTTTGGGACGGGAAGGGTATGCGCGTGATCGCTGAGGCGCGGCAAGGATTCGGCCCAAGCATCAAATCGCTTTACAAGGACATCGGCGTGTCGATTCGCGCGGGCGGAATCGGCAAACCGGGCGTCGTGGAAGGACGGACGGGCACGGTCATCGAACAGTTGACCGTGGGCAGAAGTGTTGATTTCGTCACCCGCGCGGGTGCGGGCGGCGCGATTATCGAAGTTTTCGAAGCAGCGGTGCTAAATGCGCCAACGCAATTGCAGAACGAAAGGGAGAAGGAGAAGAATATGGATGCGGATCTGAAGTTGGTGATGGAATCGCTGTTGGCGGGGAACAAAGCGATTCTTGAGGCGTTGCAAGCGAATACGCAGGCCACGGTGGCGTCGCGGGAAGCGGCGTCGAAGTCGCAGGCGCGTTCGCTCTATGAATCGGGAGTGCGCGCGAGCAAGCTGCCGGAAGCGAGCAAAACGCGGTTGCTCACGATGCCTTTCATGGGCGTCATCGAAGCGGGCGCGCTGAACGAGAGTGCGACCCTCGCGGCGGTGGCGAACACCGTCGTGGCTGAAGCCCAGTATCTGAAGTCGCTTGGCATTCAGGAAGGCAAGCCGGCGGCGGGTGCGACTCCTGGTGCCGACACGACCGAGATGAAGGAATCGGACATCAACGATATCGTGTTCGAGTCGTTTGGGATCGAAAAGCCGGCGGCGAAACCCGCTACGGCGGAAGGGGTGGCGAAGTAGATGGCCCAGAATCGTGTTTACGATAATGTCGATCGCCTGACATTGGCGGTCGCGAGCGGGACGCTGAGTGGCGATCCCGTGGCGGTTGGCGGCTTCATTGCCGGTGTTGCGATGGGTGATCGCGATGCGAGCGGGAAGGCCGTCGTGCAGGTGTCGGGTGCCGTGTACACCCTGTCCGTGAAGGGCATCAACGGCAGCGGCGACAGCGCTGTTGCGATCGGCGACATCTTGTACTGCACCAACGCGGATACGCCCCGCGTGAGCAAGAAAGCGACGGGCGCGCCGATCGGACGTGCGCTTGCGACCGTGGTCGCGGGTGCGACGAGCAGCATTCGCGTTTTGGTTGAAGGCGTCTAGGCCGAACGAATCGAGAGGAGACGAGGAATAAGAAATGAATTTCACACAGCTATTGAAGGAAGCGGACAACTTCCGATCGAGCGAGATGGCGTTCGGCGGTGGTAGCTCGCAGTTGGGCGCACTCATGGGGCAGCACATGGTGCGCGAATCGCGTTCGACGCGCATGCGAAAGCGGCCCGAATACCGCAAGCTGTTGCATGAGGCGGCGAGCCTCACGGCGGCGGTGTTGGGTGGACGCGTGAACATGTCGGCCCTGACGGAAGCGCTGGACACCACGGATTTCCCGTTGTATTTCGCGGATGTGATTGACCGCGCCGTCCTGCCGCGTTATGCCGCGATGGGTAAGGTGTGGGAAGGCATTTGCCAGCGCCGCACGGTGAAGGATTTCCGCGCGGCCAAGTTGTTCGACTTCACAGGCGGCGAAGGGCGGCTCGAATTCATCAAGCCGCATGGGACCTACCCGGAGATGTCGATCGACGAGGCGAAGTACGAAATCAGCGTGAAGAAGTACGGTAAAGTCTACAATTTCCCTTTGGAAATGTTCGTCAACGACGATCTGGATGCGTTGCGCGTACTGCCGGAATTGCTCGCCCGGTCGGTGGTGCACACGGAGAACTACTACACCAGTGTGGACCGCATCGCGAGCGCGACCGTGTACAACAACACGAACAAGAACCTTATCAACACGACGAACGGTGCGGCCACGACCAATCCGCCGTTCTCGATCACGGCGATGGGCGACTTGTACAAGGTGATCGCCAAGCAGACCGACGTGGACGGCAATCCGCTCACGCTGGGCGAAGGCGTTCAGATCATCATCGAGTACGGCCCCGCGCTCGAATTCGCCGTCAAGAACTTCCTGAATGCCACGGAAGTGAACGTCACGACCGGGCCGGGTGGTTCGAGCGTCACGGGCGCGGGAACGGACAAAGGGTACGAACTCAAGGTGAGCAATTGGATGCGCAGCCAACTTGTGCCGCGCATGAATCCGATGATCCCCGTGATCGACCCGACGAACGGTGGCACGAGCTGGTACGCGCATCTGGGCAATGTGCGGCCAGCGTTCCAGGTGGCGTTCCTGCGGGGCTATGAGAACCCGCAGACCTTCATCGGGCACCCGGGGCATACCGGCAGCGAAACCGATGGGGACTTCGACCACGACGAGCGGCGCGGCAAGATTCGCCACTTCGTCGGGTTCGGCATCGTGGACACCAAGCTGACCTACTGGAGCAACGGAACCGGTTCGTAGTAGAATCGTTTTCGAAACAGTCCTCCAATCACTTGCGAAAGCAGCGGCACCCGGGAAACCAGGTGCCGTTTTTTATTGCCCCGCACAGTGTGGTTCGATGGGGTGATGGAATCGGAAATGAAAACAGATACAAGACCGCCGGTAATCACGGCGACGGATATGTGGCTCGCGAGGATCAGCGCGCAGCTTGAAGGTCTTGCGAACGCGGAACAGACAGCGCGAATCGAAGACCTGTTGACCCGCGCGAATGACCAACGGGCGAGTGAGACGATTGAATTGCGCGAACCCGCGCGGCGGAGGAAATAGCGATGGCGTTCACCTACGACGTAAGCACGGACGCGGGCAAGGTGCGTTTGCTTATTGCCGACACTGTTGCCGATACGGCGTTGTTTGCCGACGAGGAAATAAGCGCGTTTATTGAGCAGGAGGACGATGGGCAAGGGGGCACGCCCACGGTAAAGCGCGCGGCGGCACTCGCGCTAGAGGTGATTGCCGTGGATGCCGTGCGCACCCTTAAAGTGGTGCAGATGCTCGATTTGAAGACGGATGGCGCGGCTGTTGCCCGTGCGTTGCGGTCGCAGGCGGCGCAGTTGCGCGAGCAAGCGGACAGCGGCATGGGAATCGAAATCATCCAGATGCTTACGAGTGCCGAAGCGCGAAAGGATTACTACCTGGCGCGGCTCGAAGCGGAGTGTGCCTAGTGCGCAAGGGTGGGTGGTTGCAGACGAACTTCTTCAGCGAAAGCGGCGTGGGCGCGGTGTTCTTTCGCACTTTTGCCACGTTCCAAAGGCCCGTGCGCGCGGTAGACGAATTCGGCGATGTCGCCAACGCCGATGAAGGTTCCTGGGAGGTAGTACCCGGATACGAAGCTATTCCAGCGCAGATCGGGCCGGAAGTCACGGGCAGGCCCGCGAGCAGCACGGAATACCAGAACTCGGGGCCGTTGCCATTCAGCGATATTGGGATCGACTATCTGTACCTGATGCTCAAGGGATACTACCCGGGCGTGCAGAAGTCCTGGCGCGTGATCGTGGACGGAGAACTCTATTCGGGTGCGCCCACGGTAGACGGCGGCGAAGGCGACATCTGGGGCGTCGAGTCGGATTCGCAGCATACGTTCTCGCGCTTCCGAATCTACAAGCAGAAGTACTAAGGGGGATGCAATGGCCGAAGCGAAACTAAATTTCGTACACAATCGCGGCTTAGCGGACGTGTTGGACCATCAGTTCGACAAGATGACGAAGGCGTGCCGCGCGGCGGTATCGGATTCGATTCTGGATACCGCTTTCAAGTCGCAGGCGGTAATGCAACGGCTCGTGCCGGTGGATACGGGTCTACTCAAGTCGGACATCCAGATCAAAGTGCGCAAGGATAACAACCGCGAATACATCGTGGATGTTGGCCCGATGAACGTGCGGTACGCGATGTACGTTGAGTACGGGACGGTCCGCACGCGGGCGCAACCGTTTATTCGCCCAGCCGTGGACGAGTGCGGACTCGACGGCCTAGCGGACTTGCAGGCGAGGGTAGCCGATGCGATGAGCAAGGCGGCGAAGTAGTGGCGACCGCACTTGAGGCTCAAATTCAGCGTTGGCTGTTGGGCGCGTCCGCGATTACCGGTATTGTGGGCGATCGCGTGACGACGCGGCGGCGCATCCAGGGCGATACATTCCCAAGCATCGTGCACGAGATGATTTCGCGCGGCGGTAGCGATTCGATGGCGGGGACAATACGCATAGTGCGCTCGCGGTGGTCAGTCCGTTGCGAAGCCTACACGGAAGCGCAGTTGTACCCGTTGCGCGTTGCCGTGGACGAACGTATGCGCGCATTCCGCAGTGAAGGCGCATACGCGAATCCCACGGTGTTCGCGCTCATGGTTTCGATGGTGGACCCGTACGGGAGTCCGCAGGTGCTGATACGCACGTTAGACTACTTCGTATGGCACGCGATCGACGAATAGGCCGCGACCGCCAGTAGGAAAGGAATCGAAATATATGGGAAGAGTCAATATCGCGGCGGTCGCATTGCCGGGGCCGTTCGAAGTTACGCCCGCCACGCTGACGTTCACAGCGTTGGACGCGACGAACTTCAACATGACCACAGTGAGCGGCAAGTTGATGATTATCTTCTTCAACAGCGGTGCGGTGTCACGCGATTGCATCGTGACGAGCGTGGCCGACGAGCGTGGGCGAACGGGCGATAAGACGTTCGCGCTTGCGGCCGGCGCGTACAAGGCGGTGACGGTGATCGGCGCGGGGTGGATGCAATCCAGCGGCGCGGACAAGGGCAAGGTGTACTACCAGGGTGCCCACGCGGAAGTCAAAGTCGCCGTAATCGACATGGATTAACGGCGCGCGAATCGAATCGAGAGGATGAGAGGAGAATAAATAGATGTCAAGAGCAGCAATCAATACCCTATTGCAAGTGGAGGACGCGCCCAGCGCGGGGACCTATACCACGATCGTGGGCGTGTCCAGCATCAGCGGGCCGGATCGTTCGACGACAGTGGTGCCCGACACTTCGCATTCCAGCTTAAAGCCCATTCAGACGAAGGTGCCCACGCTGTTGATGCCGGGCAAGATCTCGTTTACCGTGTTCTGGGATCCGGCTGACCCGACGCACGACCACGAGACGGGACTTTACTATCTGTGGCGCAATCGCGTCAAGGATCGCAAGTTCCGCTTGGTGACGCCGGAAGGGGATGTCACGCAAACCTATGACCTGGGCGCGTTTATCAGTGCGCTTGGCGAGGCGTACCCCGTGGACGGCCTGATGACGAGCAACTGCACACTGGAATTGAGCGGCGATACCACGTATACTGTGGTGTAGTTTGTTTGTTCGATGCGTGGAGGAGAGGCCCCGGTGGAGAAATCCCCGGGGCTTTTCGTATTCTATGTGCAGGAGATTCAATGCGTATCGACTGGAAGAAGGTAGGCAACGTAGTGGGTAAGGCCGGCATAATCGCGGGTGCCGTGGTCGCCGGGTCGCGACCTGGCTTGGGCGGCGCGATCGCGGGCGTGTCGCAAACAGTAGAGGCGAGCACGAGGCCTAACGCAAACACGGTGCCGATCGTGCACGGCAAGACCTGCCCGAAAGCGCCGCATGAGCCGTTCGTGACGGGATATCTGCATGCGGCGGATGACGACACAAGCTTCGATGTGGACGGAGCACTCTATTGTGGCCGGTGTCACGTGTTTCTTGGGTGAGGTAAGCTGAAACCCATGACACCTACACCTCAGGTCGTCGAAGTTCAAGACGAACAAGACGCCACAAGCAAGATATTCGCGGAAATTCCCCCGCTGACGATCAACGGAAGGGAATACAAGTTGCGATTCCATCCCGCCGATCACGCGTGGATGATGATGCACATGGGCCTGCGCATGGATCAGGTCAAGTTCGACGCGTTCCTGCAACCGAGCGAGGACGCCACGCCCGAACAGAAGCACGAGTTGGACATGCTCAACGCCGACGCGTTCTTCCGAAACTTCTACGTTGCGTTGCGCGTGCTGTGCGCCATGACCGCGAACAACGGGCAGCACGGCAAGCGCACGCCGGAACAGATGCTCGATTACCTGGGCGAGCATATCGCGGCGGATCAGATGGCCGTGGTGATTCTGCACGTGACGCGCGCGTTGTACGACGCGACGCCCCTGCTTTCAAAAAAAAAATAGAGAGTAAACGCAAGCGATCGGATTCAAACGAGCACAGACGGGTGGATCCGATTCGCGACGGCTTGGCGAGTACGGACGGGCGCACTTGGCACGCCGCATTCCAAGCCTACATCGTGATCGTATTGGGACTGCCACAAACCGCGATGGAGACTATGAGTTTCCGGGAAATATGGTTCTGCGGCGAGGCAATGCGAATGCGCAATCGCCGCGCGGATAGCGCGGTTACACACCTTACGGCAATTATCGGCAAATGGATGGGCATGGACGATTCGGACTTCGAGGACCACATGGTGGACCCATACGACTACTTCGCCTACACGCCCGAAGAGATTCGCCGCAACACGCTTATGGTGCTGCAAGCGCATGCCGCCGCATGCGGTAATCGATTGGAATACCATCCTAAGCCGCAAGCGAAATAGTACTGCCTAGTACCATGTACGCATGGCATTTCCAAGCGGTATTGGCGGCGGAACTTCGAGCGGCGGCGGCGTAAACATTCTGATTGGGTCGCTGAGTGTTGACCTTACGCAGATCAACACGCAGATGAATCAAGCCGTGACGCTCGTGAATAACGCGGTCACGAACTTTAACACGGCGTCGAACCAAGTAGGCAGTTTGCGCGGCTTCGACATCCTAGGCGACTCGATCGCGGGTGTGGGCATGAAAGCGCTCGCGGGGGGCGCGGGTGTTATTGCGTTAGGCGGCGCGATTATCAAGCTGGGACAGCACGCGCTAGAGACGTTCGGTTTCCTTGAGCAGACTCAAGTGGGTATGCTCACGTTCACAGGCAGCGTTGAGAAGGCCGGCAAGATGCTCGACGACGTGCTGAAGTTCGCGGTCAACACGCCTTTCGACGTCAAGGGACTGATTGCCGCGCAAAGGCAGTTGATAGCGCTGAACTTCGAAGTGGACAAAACTCCGAAGATGCTGCATATTATGTCCGATGCGCTATCCGCCACGGGTCTCGCGACTGAGGAACGCATGGATCGCCTCGTGAAAGCGTTTGGCGCGATGAACAATCGCGGCGCGCTCGCGATGCGCGAATTGAATACGCTTAGCGCCAACGGTATCGCGGCTCAGCGCATGCTCGCCGATCAGATGGGCGTGGCGACCGAGGACCTTGCCAAAGTCACGAAGAACAGGCTGCTATCGGGTGCTCAAGCGGTCGAGATGCTTCTGCGCCAGATGCAGAAGGAATACGCGGGCGCCGCGGAAATGCAGTCGCAAACGCTGCTTGGTCGCATGCAGAATCTAGAAGACGCGGCGACGCGCACACTGTTCAAGATCGGTAAGGTGATCGAACCTATCTCGAAGTCGATCGTTGAGGCGCTGTACGGCGTACTCGCTACTGTGGAGGATTTGACAGACACGTTCACCAAGCTCGATCCGATCACGCAGACAGCAATTATATCGGCGGCGGCAATGGCGGCGGGTATCGCGGTGCTGATTCCAGTATTCGCGGCGGTGGCTGTTGCCGTCGGCGCGATGCTCACTCCAATCGGATCGGCAGTCGTGGTGCTCAGCGCTTTTGCTATTGGATTCGCGGCGCTTGCGGGCGCCGTATCGGTCGCGTGGCCCGGGCTTGTCGCGGTGTGGGACGCCCTAATCGAAGACCTATCGCGTATCGGCATGGGATTCTCAACGCTGTACGACGAGGTGTTCGGCCAAGCGGCGCGAGATCGTCTGGATGCGGCGATTAAGGGCCTAGGTAAGGTGTTTGACCCGCTTAAGAAGGCGTTCGGCGCTGTGTGGGATTTCACGGTTGAGACATTCGGCAAGATGCCGCAGTTCGCGCAGGATGCTTTCGCGGCTGTAGGCGCTGGAATAAGTGGGTTTATTGCCGCGTTGTGGGATAGCGCTCGTGTGATGGTGCGCGGCATGGGCGCGATTCTACAGCCAGGTTTGGCGTTGTTGGTGGGCATCGTGGATCTGTTCATGAACGCCGTACGCGAGAAGGTCTCGTTCATGGACGCACTGATTAAGAAAGTAGGTCAGGCAATCGCAAGTATCGGAACGAATGCGCTGCCCCCGGGATTGCAACAGGCGGTACAGGGATTGCAGTACCTCGCGAAAGCATACGGAAACGTGTTCGACGAAGCGATGCGAGCGGCTACAGGCGGTAAGGGATTCTTGGAGGTGTTGCAAGATAAGTTCGCGGCGTTCAAGGCGGGATTGCCGTCAATGGAGAAGTTCAACTACAAATTGAACGAGATGGCCGACAAGTCGAAGAAGGCCGCGAAGGACTTGCAGGAGTTGGGTAACGCGTTCCTCTCGTGGGCGGCGGCGCAGACACGCGCGATGGATGCCGAAGCGCGATTCACAACGGTGCAGAAACAGGCCGTGCGCGACCGTTTGGATTCCCTACGCGAATTCAACGCGGTGCATTCGCGGACGGCTATCGAGCAGTTGGCGGGACTCGAACTGCTTGGGCGCACGGAAGTCGCGTTCACGGGAACGATGTCCGAACAGACCGGAAAGCGCATCGCGTTGCTTAAGGCTTACCTCGAAGCGGCCAACGCCGCGAACAAGGGGGCCGCGCTCAACAGTGCGATCGAGGACTTTGGCAAGCTGAACATCGTGGTCGATAAGGGTAGTGCGACCATGGCGGGGTTCAGCACCAACGTGGATGCTCTGATAAACAAAGGCTGGAAGCGATTGGGCGTGGACATGAAGGACACGACCCGATTGCTTGGCGAGTTGAACAAGGAATTGGGCACGTCGCTGACGGTCGAGGATCCAGCGTCGAAGGTCGAGCGCATCATTGCGGCCTATAACAAGATCGCGAGCACTGGGCAGTTCACCATAGCGAAGATGCGCGAAATCTGGACGGCTAGTTTTGAAGCCATCAAGAACGCGATCAACAAAGCGGCGGATGAGGTGCACGTGCTCGACGCCGGGTTCACGAACTTCGCGACCGTCAAGCTTCGCGCAGTCGTGGTGAACCTGGAGGATTCGCTTATCAAGATGTCGAAGGGCATCCAGACAGGGGTGTCGGATGCGCTTGCGAAATCGATTCTGGATTGGAAAAACGCGGGTAGCATAATGACGTCGCTGTGGAAGTCGATCAGCGGCGAGTTCTCCAAAATGTGGAAGAACACGCTGAACGGCGTGGTGCACATTTTCACTGACGCGATCGGGCAGATGGTAGGCCTAGTGTTCGATGTGTTCGCCGATGCATTCAAGAGCGTTCTCAATGGCATCATCGGGCAGTTCATCGACATCGAAGCTATGGTGGGTAAGATTACCAAGCGCGTCACCACCGAATTAGTGCCCGCAATCGCGGGCACGGCCACACGTACGGGCACAGGCGCTACTGGGGCGGTCACAGGCGCTACTGGGGCGACGGGGGGTGCTACCTCCCTCTTTGGTGCGATCAACGTCGTCACGGGGGCGGTAAGTGCCCTGTTCAATGCCTTGTCGTACTTCCAAGGTAGGCGCATGGAGCAGGATATCGGTCGCATGGAGGTGACCCTACGTGAAATCAAGAACATTTTGCTCGACGTACAGAAGGCGGTCGAGCGTAGTGCGGCTGGTACAGAGCATGTGGATCGCAGCACGGAGACTATGGCGGCGGCTTTGTCGAACGTCGGAGATTGGACCCTGGGGACGCAATTGGCTGTAGAGGCGGTCGCGGCGATGATCCACAATCACCTGTTGCCCAAGATGGATTCCATAGCGGCGGCGTTGGGCGGCGCGAACATCACGGTGAACTCGACTGGTGGCGCGACAATCCAAGACGTGATGGTCGTGAACTACCCGATGCTCGTCGAACCGCTGTTGCAATTGCAGGCGATCGACCGCGATGGGTTTACGCGTGTAACGGACGCGGTGAACCAACAGGTTGCACGACTGAACGAGAACATGACGAGCGGTGACGCGATAATCGTGAGTGCGCTGCAAGTCGGATTCAAGTCGGTCATCAACGCGCTTATCGCTGGGCGCGGAGGTACGCAATCGACCACGGTGGGCGTGGATGCGATCGGCAGTCACGTCACGGAACGGTTGCTTGGATTCGCATAACGGACTGGGTGCGCGACAATAACAGGCATGGCGAATGCATTCTGTTTATTGGCGCGCACAGCAATCGCGAGTGGCGATATTGATTGGCTCGCGCATGACTTCAAGGTCGCGCTATTGCCTAGTGCGACAACCGTGAATACCGCGACAATTCAATTTCTCAGTACAGTCGCCGGTTCGATCATCGCGAGGAGTGGGAACCTGGCTTCGAAAACGTGTGACGATGCGATTTATGACGCGGCGGATGTATTGTTCGCCGCGCTTACCGGACCGGCGGTGCACAAGTTGGTGATCTACCGCGACTCAGGTAGCGGCGACGCGGCAAACGAAGTGGTGATCTACATCGATTCGTTCACGGCTTTCACGCCGGATGGAACGGACATTACGCTCAGGTGGAGCGATGGCACGAATAAGATCGGGAAGCTCTAAGGGGGAACGATGATCGGTTCCGGCGCGATTGGAATTGGGGCTAGCCAAGTGCTAGCCCCAAGCGTTTTTGGGAAGGCGATGCCCGGGCGTATGGTGCTGGGCGCGGGGTCGATATTCCCTGTGCGCGGCATGCGCGAGTTTATCGTCTACATAGGCGATGGCGCGGGCACGGCTGAGGCGTTCGATTCGCCCCCGCTTACGATCTTGAAGTTGTTGCTGATTTCAAGCGGCATCGCGAGTGCTGAAGCGCACGAGACGCCTGTGTTCGTTCGCACGTTCCAGCAACTGCGTGGCATTGAAAGTGTCGAGCAAGTGCCAACGGACGTGCTATTCGTACGCGATGAACGGGCGGCAAGCGTGTTCATTGGCGGCGCGGAAGTCGCGTCGCGGATCGAAGCGGGTTCGTTGCGTATTCAGAAGCGCGCGGCAAGTCCGAATACCGCGACGTTCTCACTGTGGGATCACGGGCAGACATTCGCGCCGGTGCTTGGCGCCAAGGTCGCAATCTACTGGCGCGGTGAGCGCATCTTTGGCGGCATCATGAAGTCGTACTCGTATTCGAGTCCGATGGGCACGAATGCGCGCATCGTCAAATTGCAGTGCGACGGGTTCGCGAACCTGCTTACGCGACGCCTAGTGAATGCGCGGTTCGACCCGGCTGAAGGAAGCGAATACGACGCGACGCTCAAGGGGATCGTGCGCGTAATCCTCTCGCAGTTCTTCGTTGCGCGGGGCGTCGAAATCTACTTCGACGAGGTAGGGTGCCCAACGATTCCCATCACGGAGATCGTGGAGTTCTCGCAATGGGAGACAGGCTTGCAGGCTATGGATAAGCTCGCCGAACTCACGAATACCGATTGGTTCGTTGACGACCACGCCACGGTGCACTTCATATTGGCGACCGATGCGCCGGCCGCAACATTCAATCTACTCGACAACGACGGGCGATGGTCCGAGATGGATGTGCAGGTATCGAGCGAAGGCTATGCCAACGTCATCATGCTCAAGACGGCGGCGGCGGTGAGCGGGTATTGGACAGATACATTCATGGGCGAGAACAGTATCTACCAAATGTTCCTGCTTACGTACGCGCCAAAGGCCGATGACACGCCCTTGGTGAAAGTGAATGGCGTCGCGCAGAGGTTTGTGAGTGAAATCGATCCGGCGAGCGATTACCAGTGGTCGTGGTTGCCCGGGTCGCCTGCCGTGTTTCCACGTACGAACCCGCCCGCGCTCGTGCCATTCGCGCTTACCGATGTGATTACCGTGACGTATCGGTCGCCCGCGTCGAACGTGGTGATTGTGCGCGACGAAGCCGCGATCGCGCTGTACGGTGAGTACCCGATGTTCGTGGACATGAGCGATCGCATAGACGATTACGAAACCGCCGTCGCCTATGCGAATGGATTGCTTACGAAGAATTCGATACGGCCTATCGCGATTTCCTACATGGCAAGCGAATCGTATGCGGGTACGACCTGGGCGCAGCTTGCGCGCTTGGCGATTGGCAGCGAGCAAGCTGTAGCGCTCGCGGAACCGAATGTCAACGCGTCCATCCTGATCGATTCGATTGAGCTATTCGACGTGGACGCGACATTCTTCAAGTTGCGCATCGGCGGCGCGAACGGTCGCGCGCGGAAGTTCTGGGACAAGACACTCGCGGATGCCCTGCGCAAGTCCACGCCCGCGTCCAAGGTGATGGACAATTACGGATTTCGTATGGCTGAGGATGCCGTGGGCGTGATGAATCCTGGCATGGTGGTCACAGGTGGCCCAGTGCTGATTCGCTTCGTTGCCCGGCAAGCGATTCTGACGACCGTGGTATTGCGATCGCCGAACCCGCCCGACGCTGGGCGGGTGCGAGTGGATCTACTACTCAATGGCGCGAGCATACTGCCTGAACCGATTTCGTATTCGAGTTCAGACGCGAACGTGCCGAAAACAGTCACGATCAACGTGCGCGTGTATCAGTACGACGAACTCGCGGTTAATGTATTGGAGATTGGATCGGGCACGCCTGGGTCGAACTTCACGCTGATTGTAACGGGACTGCCCACGGGCGCGGGCAGCACAGAAGGGTTCAAGTAATGCCAATCTATCCGGCGGTAATCGCGAGTGGGTGGTACCCGATCGACCATCAGTCGGGACCGTGGTATATCGGCGCGGACGAATCGCGCTACGTGTTCCTACAGGATTCGACGTTCCAACAGGTGACGTGTTTCAAGTCGCTCGACGATGGCGACACGTGGACAGCGATGGATGTGGCGAATGGGCCGACGTTCGACGAGGCGGCGAATGGGCGCGGCCTAATTGGGCAGGTAAGCGCTGTCAATGCAAGGCACCTGTGGGTACTTGTGGACGAGGTGGGCTACAGTGCATTGCCATCGATTACCGTGCGCGCATGGAAGTTCGACACGGTTACCGACGAGTGGGATCTTGCCGCGATTACGGGCGGCGCATTCACCGCGCTCGAAACGGATCCTGGAAACCACTTCTTTGCGTTGTCATTCGCGGTGCGCAGCGATAGCGTGATCGAGATAAGCGCGCTTATCAACGACGGCATGCGGCGATTGCCAATTGCGATGAAGGCCGATATCGGGGACGCGGCGTGGGGGGCGTACAGCGCATTTCCAGGTATTGCCGCGACCGGGCTATCGGTGCCTGACGGGCGATACTGCTTCGCTGTGCGCGGCGACAAGACCACAGTCGTATTGCAATTGCTTGGCGCGTACGATGTCGCCGACAGTTGCTACGTGTCGAGCATGACGGATCCGGTGTACACGAGCATCAATGACCTGCGTGTGTTCACGCTGGACAACGGCACGGTATCTGGCAAGCTCGACGGTTGCCTCGTCAAAGCGGAAGAAGGCACGTTCGATTTCGATCAGGAGATAGTGCGCAGGCTGTTCGTTTGCGTGGTGGGCAGCGACCTGTGGGCGGCGTACGGGCGCGACCACAACAGCCTAGTGCCCGATTACGACGTAAAGATAACGGGGCCGGAATCTGGGCCGCTTGACTACGTGACGAGCGAGATATTCACGGCGGGGGCGTCCGTCGAGTTCGCGT